AGGGATACTCTTACAGACTATATTAGAAAAAATAATATTAAAATTGCAGACCCAATGCCTGATAATCAAGAATCAGGAATTATGCAAACTGACGATGCTAAAATAATGTTGTCAGAAGGCCCAATGATACAAGCTGGTTCTGACGATAGAGATCCTATTTTAGTTGAAGAGTATGAAAAATATATTTTTGACATGTTAGAGCAAGGTTTACAACCAATGACTTTTGAGGAATTTAGAAGAGAAGCTATGTCTGGCATGGCAAAAGGTGGAGAAGAAGAAGTAGAAGAAATCAAAGAGAAAAAAGTAATATCCCTAGCAGGCGGCGGAATATCAGAATTACTGGAGGCCTAGATGCCCATCCAAGACGAGCTAAAACTTTTCGTAGAAAATTTTAAATTAGAAAACGGAAGAATCCCAACACAGAACGAAATATTTAAAGCTACAGGTCGTGCTGCTAAAACAATTAAATCTTATTTAGTTGAGGGAGTAGATTATGCAAAACCTTTAACTAAATTAGAAGCAGCAAAACTTGGTGGTAAGAAAGCTACTGGTATAACAAAAGTTAACCCTAAATTAGTAAAAGAATTAAAAGATTTAAAAGTAAAAGGTATATCTCTTTCTGTAGAAACAAGTCCGGCTGGCAGTAAATCTTTTAGAGTTACCTTTGATAAAAAATTAAATTTAAATAATATATCCGTTCCCGCAACAAAAGAAAATTTAGAGAAGATAAAAATTAATGTTAGTCAAGTTGTTGACAGCAATAACTATAACAAAAATATTTTACCTTTTCAAACATCAGAAGAAAAAAGAAGAATAAAAAGATTTAAAGAAGCAAACTATAAAAAGAAAGATCCGTATGGAGTTTATAAAGCTTTACAAAAATATAAAACAGAAAAATTCCCTGGGTCTTTATCTAAAGATATTGTTATTCAACATGGTCAACCAAAATTTACCACACAAACTTTAAATAAATTTGCTTTAATACCTTCTGCTGTAAACATATCTGATACGGTTGAAAAAGTGGAAAGACTTCGTAACAATGCTCTTAAAATTGCACTAGCAACTTTAAATAATAAAAATGCAGATGTTGCAACAAAAAGAGCTGCAGCAGAAAAATACAATTCAATAGCAAGAGGTTTACGTGGACAATTAAAAGGTGAAGCATCTGGTGTGGTAAACTTTGAATTATTGGAAGTTGATAACAAAGGTAATTTTAAAAAAATAAAAGACATTGGATTTGATTCAACAAAAGCTCTAGTCGCATCAGATAAAGATCTATCTAAAATTACAAAATTAGAGGCAGAAGAGTTAATTAAATCTGGTAAGAAAAAAATAGATATTGAATCATTAAAATTAACAACAGATGTAAAACCTTTATCTAAAATAGACAGACCAGAAAAAGCTTTGCTAACAGAAGACTTCAAAGCATTCTCTTCTAGAATAAAAAATTATGATAACTTAGATCCAACAACTTATCCGTCTAAAACTTATGTTCGTGATGAACTTAAAAAAGTTCCCGTAGAAGCACCCGTAAAACAAACAATAAAAGATTTTGATATTCCAAAAGGTACAATACTAAAAGGTCTTGCAAAAGGCACACTTAGAGCTGTTGCACCATTCGTTCCATTTGTAGGAGCGTTAGGTGTTGCACTTGGGGTATCTGATGTTGCAAAAGCAAAAGACGAAGGGCTAGAAGGAGAGGAGCTTGGTATTGCATATCTTGTTGGACCAGAGCTAGCTAAAAAATATTCTGATTACAAAGATAGAAATTTAAATGTAGAAACGGAGTCAGAAGGAATTATGGGACTTAAGGACGGCGGCCGAGTCGGATTTTTCAAAGGTGCAGTAGCGGGTGGCGAAAACATTTCACCAGGCACGGACGTAGGAGGAAATGTTAGAGACGATAATCCTTTTACAGGAGGAGGTGATGATAAACCCACGAATATTCCGCCACCACCAAAAGATGGTACTATTCCTATTACAATAAACCTTGGAACGGAAGATGTATTAGGAGTTAATGTTCCAAAATTTGTGGACCTTGGTTTACCCACTCAATATGGCTTATTGAATCTTAGACAAAACTTTAGTGATTTTATTAATCCTGATGAAATAGATATTGACCCTGAATTAACTTTCGGTGGTTCAACTCCTTTATTCGGAGGCAGGGTTGATTATGGTGTGGGTATAACAAAAGAAGGTTTTATGAGTGATCCATCACCTTTTATAACATTTAGTAAAACATTGAACGCTGATAAATTTAGAAGATGATAAAACGATTAACTAGAACAATACCACCACTTAGAGGACCAGACCCACAAGGGTTGAATGTTCCATATAAACCGACTATAGTGGTTCGGAACTCGGAGAAAATAAATGGCAGAAATAGACAAAGCTCTTCCAAACGTAGAGCAAACAATAAAAACGCCTAGTGAAGAAGAACTTCAGGTAGCGACAGAACAAAATATCCAAGAGCAAGTTGGTCCAGAAGATGTAAAAATTGAGGAGCAAGAAGATGGCTCTGTTGAAATTAATTTTGACCCTGAAGCAATCAATCAACCTAACAGCGAAAGCCATTTTGATAATTTAGCAGACCTATTACCAGAAGAAATACTTGGCAGACTTGGATCTGAGATTTATGAGAATTACGAAAATTACAAAACATCTAGAAGAGACTGGGAACAAAGTTATACAAAGGGTCTAGATCTTTTAGGATTTAAATATGAAAACAGAACACAACCATTTCAAAACGCAAGTGGTGTAACACACCCTGTTTTAGGAGAAGCTGTTACACAGTTTCAAGCGCAAGCTTACAAAGAATTACTTCCAGCAAATGGACCAGTGCATACTCAGACCATGGGTGCACCGAGTAGACAGAAAGAAGATCAATCTGTTAGAGTAAAAAATTTCATGAACTATCAGCTCATGAATGTGATGAAGGAGTATGAACCCGAGTTCGATCAAATGCTTTTTTATCTCCCTCTTAGTGGCTCTGCCTTCAAGAAAATCTATTATGATGAACTCTTAGGCAGAGCTGTTTCTAAGTTCGTACCCGCTGATGATTTAATAGTTCCATACACTGCAACATCTATCGAAGATGCAGAAGCAGTTGTGCATAAATTAAAAATGTCAGAAAATGATTTAAGAAAAAAACAAGTGTCAGGTTTCTATAGAGATATAGAAATAAACCCTGGATATAATCAAGAAACAGACGTAGAGAAAAAAGAAAGAGAGTTAGAAGGTGTTAAGAAAACAAGAGAAGATAATATTTTCACTATCTTAGAATTTCACATGGATTTAGATCTAGAGGGATTTGAAGATAAAGACAACGCTGGTGATATGACTGGAATCAAACTTCCATACATTATTACGTTGGATGCTGGTAGTAGAGAAGTATTATCTATTAGAAGAAACTATCAACCTATGGATCCGTTAAAAAAGAAAATAGAATATTTTGTTCATTTTAAATTTTTACCTGGTCTAGGATTCTACGGTTTTGGTTTAATCCACATGATTGGTGGTTTATCTAGAACTGCAACTAACGCATTAAGACAATTAATTGATGCAGGTACATTTTCAAATATGCCTGCAGGTTTTAAACAACGAGGTATTCGTGTAAGAGACGAAGCAAATTCTATCCAACCTGGAGAGTTCAGAGATGTAGATGCACCTGGTGGAAACATCAGAGACGCATTTATGCCCTTACCATTTAAAGAACCATCACAGACTTTATTGCAGTTGATGGGGATTGTAGTTCAGGCAGGACAACGATTTGCCGCCATAGCTGACATGCAGGTCGGTGACGGCAACCAACAAGCAGCTGTTGGTACGACCATAGCTCTCTTAGAACGTGGTTCCAGAGTCATGTCAGCCATACACAAAAGAATGTATGTGGCGATGAAACAAGAGTTTGAATTACTTGCGAATGTATTTAAAACTTATTTGCCTGCTGAGTATCCTTATGACGTCGTTGGTGCACAACGAAATATTAAGGTTACGGATTTTGATGACAAGATAGATATTATTCCTGTAGCTGATCCAAATATATTTTCACAATCACAAAGAATAAGTTTAGCACAAACAGAATTACAATTAGCTATGTCTAATCCACAAATGCATAACATGTACGAAGCGTACAGAGATATGTACGAAGCAATTGGTGTAAAAAATATTGATGCAATATTACCACCACCGCAACAACCAATGCCAATGGATCCTGCATCAGAGAATATTATGGCAATGACTGGAAAACCTTTTCAAGCATTCAAAGGTCAAGATCACAGAGCTCACATTACAGCTCACTTAAATTTTATGGCTATGAATATGGCAAAAAATAATCCTGTTATTATGGGTGCATTAGAAAAAAATATCTTTGAACACATTTCTTTAATGGCACAAGAACAATTAGAAATAGAATTTGCAACTGAGCTACAACAAATTACACAATTGCAACAAGCTATACAGGTAAATCCACAGCTACAACAAGACCCACAAGTACAACAACAGATTTTAACAGTTACAACACAAATGGAATCTAGAAAATCTAAGTTGATTGCTGAAATGATGAGAGAATTTAGACAAGAAGAACAAGAAATTATGGGTGCATTTGGAAATGACCCTGTTGCACAACTAAAAGCAAGAGAATTAGACCTAAGAGCGCTTAACGAAAGTGTAAAACGTGAGCAAGATCAAGAAAAAATCAATTTAGATCGATCAAAACAGCTTATGGGTCAAGAACAGTTTGATGAAAAGCTCGAACAAAACGAAGAATTAGCAAATTTACGAGCAAGTACATCATTAACAAAGCAAGCAATGTCTCAAACAGCTAAAATTCAGAATGATTTATTCAAAATGGCTGATGTAGAGATCTTGAAAGGTCCAAAAAGATAGTATAAGGAGAAACTATGACAAAAAATAATGTAAAAGATCCAAAAATTACTCCAGAGTTGGGTGCAGACAAGGATGGCATGCAAAAAGGTGGGATTGATATCCAAACTACTATGCCAAACGAATCACAGACTGTGGATGTAAAAGGAACTAGAAGAATTAGACCCGATAAGAAGCCGGTAAAAGCTACTTGGTATTAGTATGGCGTGGTTTGGTTTAGCAAAGGTTGCTTTGCAGGCTGGCACGCACATATTTAAGAAGCGCCAGGAGACAAAGATGGCTATGGCTGACGCTCAGCATATGCATGCAAAGCGTATGGCCGACGGACAGGCGGAATACCAGGGAAAACTTTTAGAAGCCCGACAATCGGACTGGAAAGACGAATTCGTTTTACTTGTATTAACGGCGCCGATAGCAGTGCTTGCTTGGGCGGTGATATCAGATGATCCCGCGGCCATGGATAAGATGAAATTGTTCTTTGAGTATTTTTCATCACTGCCCCAATGGTTCACAAATTTATGGATCCTTGTCGTGGCGAGCATTTATGGTATAAAGGGAACACAAATATTTAGAAACGGAGGAAAAAAATAATGCCAAACTTTAGATTTAATACACAAGTAGGTCAACCAAGAGGACAAGTCGGTAGAAAAAAATTAGCTGGCGGCGGAATGGGTGGCAGAACAGGAGACATGATGTATTCACGAGGACAAGGTGAAAACATGAGGTCTAAAAGAATGCCAACTGAACTTATGGACAGAGGCGCTATGAAAAAAGGCGGTAAAGTCGGTAAGAAAAAACAAGGATTCAAAGCTAGAAAAGATGAATCAATTGCTATGAGAATTAAGAAGAAAAGAACTAAAAAGCAATTGAAAGCTTCTAGAGATGAGTCTTATGGAAAATTTGGTTCTAAAGCTAAAAAATCTGGAAAGATCAATAGATAGTGAAAGGCCAGAAAAAAGTTAAGAAGGTAATGCGTGAGTTTAAAAAAGGCAAACTCAACATTGGCGGCTCTAAGAAAAAAGTAAAAAATAGAAAGCAGGCAATTGCGATTGCCCTTTCTCAAGCTGGAATAAAAAGGAAAAAATAATGGGAAAACCAATAAGTAAAAGTAAAAATAAAGGTTTAGCTAAAATGGCTAAGACAGCAAAAGGAAAAGAAGCAATTAAAAAAATGGGTTTTAATCCGGATAGAATGGTTGCTAAAAAAGGTGGAAGAGTAAAGAAGAGAAAAAAATAATGGCACGTAAAGGTTTATACGCGAACATTCATGCCAAAAGAAAACGTGGTGGTAAAATGAAAAAGAAAGGTGCAAAGGGTGCACCGACTGCAGCTAACTTTAGAAGAGCTGCACAAACGGCGAGGAAAAGATAAATGACAAAACTTTGTCCAAGAGGTAAAGCAGCAGCGAAAAGAAAGTTCGACGTGTACCCGTCGGCATATGCAAATGCATACGCTTCTAAAATTTGTGCCGGAAAAATTAAAGATCCATCTGGAGTTAAAAGAAAAGATTTCAGAGGCAGTAAAGCAAAGGGTGGATTAATGGAAGCAACTTCCAGATTAAAAAGACAAGGATTAAAAAAAGGTGGTTTCGTAGCTAGAGGTTGCGGTGCTATCATGTCAAATAGAGCAAAGAAAACTAAAATAATTAAACATGTCTAAAAATGGTCTTGATAAATGGTTCAAACAAAAATGGGTAGATATTGGGAGCAAGCGAAAAGATGGCTCATTTGCAAAGTGTGGCCGTTCAAAACAAAAGAAGGATGCGAAGAGGAAGTACCCAAAATGCGTGCCTCTAGCGAAAGCGAGACGAATGTCAGAAGGACAGAGAAGATCTGCCGTTGCCAGGAAACGGGCAGCTGCCAATGTGGGACCTAAACCTACAAACGTAAAAACATTCACAAAAAGAAAAAGCATGAGCATGGGTGGTTTAGCATGAGCAGTGTAAGAGCTTTTAAAATTCCTTTAAAATCCGTTCATAGAAATATAAATAAAAAAGGCCAACCAAATACTATAAGAGTTACAATGGCAAAAGGTGGAGACACCATGCCAAAAAGAAATAAAAAAAATTTTAGACCCACTGAAAAAGGGGCTGGAATGACAAAAGCAGGTGTTGCTGCATATCGAAGAGCAAACCCTGGTTCAAAACTAAAAACAGCCGTGACGGGTAAAGTAAAACCTGGATCTAAAGCTGCGAAGAGACGTAAGTCCTTCTGCGCAAGAAGCGCCGGTCAAATGAAAAAATTTCCGAAAGCTGCAAAAAATCCTAATTCTAGACTACGTCAGGCTAGGAGAAGATGGAAATGTTAAGAGATGTAATATTACAAGCACTAGAAGATAGATATAACGCTCAAATATCAGAAGCTGAAGCAACACTAAAAATATATTTAGAAAAACCAGTTGCGATTGGTGAACATCCACAACACGTAGATGAAGCAGATAAATTAATAGATAAGATTGCTCAAGCAGAAGAGAAATTAGAAGTATTGAAAGAATTTAAAGATGACTGATCCTAAAAAAGGTACAGGTAAACATCCAGGAAAAAAATATGGTAGGAGATTATATACCGATGAAAACCCTCGTGACACTGTTAAGATCAAGTTCGCAACGCCAACGGATGCGAGAAAGACGGTGGCGAAAGTTAAAAAAATTAATAAACCGTTTGCTAGAAAAATTCAAATTTTAACTGTTGGAGAACAGCGTGCCAAGGTTATGGGTAAAAGACAAGTCGCTGCAATATTTAAACAAGGCAAAAATGCCATAAGAAAGAAGGAGAAAAAAGATGGATGATTTAACTTTTGTAGAAAAGATAAAAAGAATTATCAAAATGAGACATGACGATGTGGTATCTGCGCTAGTCTCTGGTGGTGTTGACAACATGGAAAAATACCAGTATATGTTAGGTCAGATACGAACGTATCAATATTTAAATCAGGAAATATCCACCCTGCTAAATAAAAAGGAGCAAAATGAAAGTGAAGGAACAGTCATCAGTATCAAATCCAAAGATACACCTACCAAATAAAGAATTAGTTGGCGTTGAAAAAAACGAATCTGGAAAGCTTCCAAAACCTACAGGTTGGAGAATTTTAGTTTTACCTTTTAAACAAAAAGAAAAAACTAAAGGTGGTTTAATATTAGCAGATGAAACAGTAGAACGATCACAAGTAGCATCAACTTGTGGTTTAATTTTAGATATGGGCCCACAATGTTACGATAAAGAAAGATACCCAGAAGGTCCCTGGTGCAAGAAAGGTGATTGGATTATCTTTGCAAGATATGCAGGATCACGAATTAAAATAGATGGGGGTGAGATAAGACTTCTCAATGATGATGAAGTTTTAGCAACCGTGGAAAACCCTGAAGATATATTCCACGAATTTTAACATAGATAAGGAGAAACTATGCCAGAAACAGAAGAAAAACTAAAAGAAACAGTTGATATAGATACTTCAGGTCCTGAAGTAGAAATCAAACTGCCAGAAGAAAAAATAAAAGAAGAGGACAAAACATATGAAGATGAACGTGAAACAAAGCTTGAAGACGGTGGTGTCGCCGATGATACACCTGAGAAACCTGTGGAGCAGCCTGCTGTTCAAGGGAGTGATAAGCAACAAAGTAACAGTCAAGAAGTTGAAGACTATTCTGAAGGAGTTAAGAAAAGAATAGCCAAGCTTACTAAAAAAATGCGTGAAGCTGAAAGACAAAAAGACGAAGCTTTACGATATGCTGAAAGTGTTAGAAAAGAACGAGATCAATTTAAAACTCAAGCTACATCTTTAGATAAAAATTATGCAACAGAAATGGAAGGCAGGATCGCGTCTTCTCTTGCTGCAGCTCAAGCTAAACTAGCGGCTGCCAGAGACTCACAAGATTCTAAAGCAGAGGTAGAAGCTTTAACAGCTATTTCCCAACTTGGTTATGAACAAGGAAAGTTAGCAGAATTAAAAACTGCTCAACAAATGGAAGAAACTGCTTTAAAAGATAAGCCTCAATCCCAAGCCATAGCACAACCAAAAAGAGCTGCCGCGCCAGATCCTAAAGCAGAAGCATGGGCAGAGAGAAATGATTGGTTTGGTAAAGATAACGCAATGACATATACAGCGTTTGATTTACATAGAAAACTCACAGAGGAAGAGGGATTTGATCCTAAATCAGATGATTATTATGCTGAGATTGACAAGAGAATAAAGCTTGAATTCCCACATAAGTTTGATACAACTGTAGAAAAACAGACTAGTAAACCTACACAGAACGTTGCCTCTGCAACGCGTAGTTCAAAGACTGGTCGCAAAAGTGTGAGACTCACATCTTCTCAAGTAGCAATTGCTAAAAAATTAGGTGTGCCATTAGAAGAGTATGCGAAACAACTTATGAACACGAAGGAGGTATAGGCATATGGAAAACAATAAACCAACTCGTGCGAGTCAAACTAAGAAAAGTGATTCTACAAAAGTACAATCACAAGCTAAAGCGGTTAAGCCAAAAGCAAGACCAAAAGTTTGGGCTCCACCATCGTACTTAGATACGCCCAACGCGCCAGACGGATTCAGACACAGATGGGTCAGGGTAGAAATCCTAGGGTTCGTAGACACTAAAAACGTACAAGGTCGATTAAGATCTGGTTACGAATTAGTTAGAGCTGACGAATATCCTGAAGAAGACTTCCCAGTAGTCCAAGACGGCAAATACGCAGGGGTGATCGGGCACGGAGGCCTAGTGCTGACTAGGGTACCAGAAGAGATCGCGAGACAGCGTACTGAATATTATATGAATCAGGCGCAGGATCTCC